TCTCTGGTGTATCCTGTCATAGAAGTATCTCCAGTTACTTTGTTTTTACCAAACATTTTTGTTTTTGGGTCAAATACAACTTTTGTTTTAAAATGAAACGCTGGTTTGTTTTTGGTTTCTTTTTGTTGGTTAACGATTGTGCTTAATCGCGCAATTTCCCTCTTTTGCGATTCTATTTTGTCTTTTTGAAGGTCTATTATATATGAAGCATCCACTTGTTGTTCTCCTTTATTTATGTGAATTGGTCTTTCCTCAACTACAACTTTTTCTCCTACCCCTGAAATTATTTGATCATACTTACGCAATACCCATTTAGGTATTTTGTTTTTCCATCTCCATTGAGCGATAGCGCGATATGATGTATCAAGCTTTTCCGCTAATTCCCCATCTGAATCAACTTTAAAGTGCATTTTTAAAGATTCTAAATTATTATCAACTACTATCTTTTTATCTTGCATTATTACCAAATATTACTTAATGTTCTTTATGTTAATTCTCATAAATGATAAAAAGATAATACGGTAATAATAATGAAAAGAGCAAATAAATTTTTAACAACACAGCAAGTCGCAGATGAATTAGGCGTTCACGCCAAGACAATTAGACTATGGGCAAAATCAGGAAAGATCAAGGAAATCAATCTTGGCTACAGAACAAAACGCTACGACATCAGCGATTTAATATTATAATAAAAGAGGTAATAGTATGTTAGAACAGGAACTACTACAATCACCTATACCAGTAGAAAGGCATGACCTTGCCAATGGAAGATGGTATTCACCATTAGAATCGTATTGGGAAGAACATTTTAAAGATGCACCGATGATATATAAGCGATCATCTACCACCTTTGAGAATGTATTAGATAAAGGTATAGGCTTTCACACATGGTTAGGTAATTCACCAACGTATGAAGCAGCTATGGACTACGCAAATAAACGCGCAGCTATAGGAACAATCGTACATGATTATTGTGAACGATTATTATTAGGTACAAAGATCAATTTTGAAGAGCAACCTAAATGGCATAACAAAGACACCGATGAGTTAGTCCCTGTCAGTAGAGAGATGATTAAATACATTATGTCTTTTATGCAGTTTTGTGAGGACTCTCAAGTAAATGGAGAGTTTACAACAGAAGCTACAGAGATATGTATGTTTGATTTAGCAGCAGACTCAGAGGGTAATCAGTTACATCCCTGGGCAGGAACTGCCGACTGGGTAGTGCGCTTAGTGAATAAGAAAGGGGAAGAAGAACGATGGATTGTGGATTGGAAAACAGGGAAACCATACAATGCACATCAACTTCAGTTAACCTCATATAAGATATTGTGGGAATCTTTATTCCCTGATTATCCGATAGATGGTGTAGCGTGTCTATACCTGAAATCAGGATGGCGTAAAGCACCTAATTATACTTTTAAGAAGTATAAGTGCGATGAAGCAACTTGGAAAAAGGTTGTAGAAGTCTCGGACTGGGCGAATAATAATCCTGTTCCGTCTTTTCCAAAGGACTTACCTACAACCTTCACATTAGTAAAAGAAGAAGAAGAACAGGAACAACTAAAGGAGTCAGCGTAATGGCTTTTGATAATACCAATAAGGGTGCTTTGTTTACCGCAAAAGAGCGTAAGACAGACAAGCATCCTCACATGACTGGGAAAATCAATCTTGATGGAAAAGACTATAGCTTATCTGCTTGGTCAAATCAATCAAAGAAAGGAGATAAGTATTTATCTCTGAAGGTTAGCGAGTTTCAAGCTAATCAACAAAAAGAGGATGATGGACTACCCTTCTAAATCCATACCAGACTGTAATGGGCGGGCGCATCCCCGCCCTGAACAGTTTGAGTGCATGACTGCTTCAGAGCAAGCGGACTATTTTAAGGAGTTTGCGGAAACAACTTGTAAGTATTGTTCTGGTGATGGTGGTGTACTTGAGTTTGAGTATGAAGAGAGAGGGTACTACCAAGTACCGCATGAATTTTTTGAACCCTGTCAGTGTACTGATCAGGAGTAGCTATGAGAACCACATACCATGCCTACCTTCAACGAAGCACTATTATACGGTAAACAAATAGAACAATTAGTTCTCGATAGGATTCGAGAACAAGACCCGTTTGCTTTGCCTATTCCTGGCAAGTTTAAACAGTTCGATTTGTATTCACCTTCTACCAATACAAGGATAGAAGTAAAAAGTGACCAAAAGTCACAACACACCAACAATTTCTTAATCGAAACCTATATGTACCATAAACCATCGGGTATTCTGTCCACAGAAGCCGATATATGGGTGTTTTATGATGGAAAGAATTTAGTATGGGTAAAGCCTGAGAAGATTAAGGATTTAATTTTAGAAAAAGGGTATCAACAAAGATTGATTACAGGGAAAGGAGATACAGAACCAAAACGCTGCTATCTCATTCCTACCCATGAAATTTATACTATATCAACGAAAGTGGAGTCAATACATGAAGATCAATCCTAAAGATTTAACATGGATCAGAAAAGGTCTAGCCAGTGAAGTATTAAAAAGTAAAGCAGAGAATGATAAAGAGGCAGTACAGGAAGTGCAGCAGTTATTGGATCGTTTGGATACAATGGAAAAAGAATTTTATAAAAACAATGCCCCACAACAAACAAATAACTAAACCTGTGAGTAAAACAATAAACGAGCAGGATGTGATTATTGGAATAGTATTCAATAAAAAAGTTATTGGCAAATGTGATGTTTTCTTTTGGTTGGCTGCTCAAAGAAAACTGTGGGGCAAGATTTACAAACAAAGGAGAATCAAATGAATGAATATTTATGGAGTGAACTTATCAATCATAGGCATGATATAATTATACCTATACTGGTGGTCGTGGTCATTTTATATCATTATTTAGATCGTTGGTACTTAAAAAAACAATTTGAAGAAATGAAAAAAATATTATTTGAGATCTTTGATGAGGTAGAGAAATGATACTGATTGATATTCCTAATTGGATGTTAATAGTGGGGTGGTTTTTTACTCAACTGCTCAAATTAGTGGTAACAATGTTTATTTTGGTAATCAGTTTAAATAAAATAGATAACTGGAGAAAAAAATGAGTAAGTGGCAGGTGTATAAAGATAAGAAGGAATTGCCTATATGTTGTGGTGTGTATGTGATGTATAAGGATGATAAGGTGATGTATGTAGGGATTTCCAAGAATGTACGACAGAGATTCTCAAAACACGCAATTAAAGACTGGGATACTGTAAAGATGAAGCCTGCCACTACCTATGGAGCTGCACATGATTTAGAAGCAAAGCTAATAAAGAAGATTAAACCTGAACTAAATAGTCAGGGTAGTAATCGTATGCAGTTGTCTACAAGACATAGACTTACCGTGCAGCCAGATATATATCAAAGGTTTAGAACATTTTGTTATAGCAAAAATATAAAGATGAAAGAAACCTTGAATCAGATTCTAAAAGGGTTTTTGGAGGCAGCAGAAAATGGCAAGTAAATCTAAATCAAAAGGAAATACTTACGAAAGAGAACTCGTAGAGCAACTTGCAAAAGCGGGGTATAAGGTAAAACGCGCCTGGGGATCGGATGGTAGAAGTATGGGGTTTACAGAAGATGTGGATATAGTGGCAAAGAAGGATAAAAAAACTTTGAAGATACAAGCAAAAAGAAGAAAAAGTATTCCACAATGGTTAGCCTTTGGGAATTGTGACTTGGTGATGACCAGGGCAGACCGAGGAGAAACGGTGGTGTTAATGAAATTTAAGGATTGGTTGAAATGAGAGATGAAATAGCAACTCACAATCCTGATGCGATCGTTTATGACCCAAAAGAACTGGATGCTGCCATTTTAGGAGTAAGTCATTGTGGTAAGGTGGTATATAGCTACACCAAACTGGTGGAGTTATTTAAAGATGTGAATGATTGGACAGATGAAGAGTCGGTGGACTGGGTGCAGTACAATGTAGTCGGTGGGTACTTAGGTGAGTTTAATCCAATCATAGTCTATGACTTACTACACGATTAACATAAAGATTACAGAAAAGCTTTCTTCCTCGCAGATTTTAGCTGAAATGCGCGAGGGAGCAATAGAATGGGGGTGGTGTATAGGCAAAGCTCCCACAACAAGAGAAGAAGTACAGAAATTTGGTAACAATTACTACATGAAAGTAGGATATAAATAAGGAGATACAATGAAAGTAGATACATTTTTTAAGCTAAGTGATACGTTTTTACAGGAATGTAAAGATATACAGATAGAGAAGGGTCGTGAGTATACGATTGACGATGGGACTGGAAAGGCAGATAAATTCGCCAATTTCCGCAGTATTGGTCAAAGAATGGACTTAGATCCAAAGATGGTATTAATGATTTATATGTTGAAGCACATGGATTCAATCCGAACCTATGTTTTATATGGAAAAGAAGGATCAGAAGGACTCAAGGGAAGATGTCAGGACTTGGTGAATTATGCAATTATGTTATATCTGCTCGATCACGAAGAAAAAGCATTTGAAGACCTAACCCAAGATGCCTGATTTTAAGTATTTCTATGAATATGAGGTAGGAGTAGGTCGAGCAAAATATCAAGGGGATCAAGGAAAGGGCAGTTGTCCACTTGGTACACATGAAGATGCAAAACCTTCTTTTTCTTTTAATCTCACCAATGGTCAATGCAAGTGTTTTAGCTGCGGATGGAAGGGAAATGCTTACCTACTCGCAAAGGCTTTAGACATGAAGAATCCTGAGAAGATGATTAATGGTGAAGCTCCGATAAAAAACGGGCATA